GATTATAGACAACCGATGGATGTTTGTCCGTTTTGCAGAGAGCGTATTCCTCAGACTGTCAAACTCTTTGTTCCGCTTTACAATGTCGATGAAGAGAAAGTACAGCTTTGGGAGCGTGGTAAGAAGTTTATCAATAAGATGACTTCTGTATGCAGTCGATATGCAAAAGCTGACACACCACTTTGTGCAAATATCTTTGAGATTGAGCGCAACGGTAAAAAGGGAGAACAGACTACCACGTATGAAATCTATCAAGTAGATAAAGATGATACTACGATGGAAGACCTTCCTGAACTTACAGACCCGCTTGGTGGTGTTATCAAAGATAAGACAGCAGATGATATGGAGACATATCTTGAGACTGGTTCTTTCCCTCCGGATGACGATGATGAAGATTCTGCTCCTGTTCGTAGACAGCCGAGAGAAGAAGAGACTACTTACAGACGCAGAACACCCGGCAGAAGTAACAGGGACGTGTACTGATGGGGGATGAGTGATGCCTTTATTCAAAGTTCCAAAGAGAGCTAATGATAAAGCCGTTGCGAAGAAATCTAAATCGAAACTGAGTGTCACTACTACTGTAAGAGGTGGTAGTGGTCTACTCGGTCTGATAAATCAGATTAAAGCAATGGTCGAGAAGAATCTCGGACAGTTTAAAGATGATTACTTAGTCATTCGGACAGAGGAAGAATTAGACGTTTATTTTCAGCAGTGTATATTAAACGGTGTAGTATCTATTGATACAGAGACTACAGGACTTGACCCGATTCTTGATAGCATTGTTGGTCTGTGTTTGTATACACCTAATCAGCCTGCGGCTTATGTTCCTATCAATCATACTTCTTATATGACTGGTGCGAAAGTAGATAATCAGCTTACAGAAGCGCAGGTAGCAAATCAACTTGAAGCTTTGTTAAGAAGTAATCCAGCTATTATTATGTTCAATGCCAAGTTTGATATGCGAGTGATTAGAAATCAGCTTGGTGTGAAAGATATTTACTGCACATGGGACGCTTATCTTGCGGCGAGATTGATGAATGAGAATGAAGAGCATAATGGTCTGAAAGCATTACATAAAAAATATGTACTTAATGGACAAGGTGATGCGTTCTCATTCGATGCTTTGTTTAAAAACGTACCCGCAGATAAAATTCCTATCAATACATTCTATCTCTATGCGGCACATGATGCGATTATAACTTATGAGTTATACAAGTATCAGAAACAGTTTGTATATTATGATAGCACACAGCCGCATGAAGCAAGAAATGGAATGAATGGCGTTTCATGGGTATTCTTCAATATTGAAATGCCGTGTATTCCAGTAGTGTGTGATATGGAAGATAATGGTATTAAGTTTGACTTTGAATATAACCAGTATCTTAAAGACAAGTATCATGCATTATTAGAGGATAGAGTAAAGCAATTCAATGCTATCTGTGCAACCTATAAAGATGATATAGATGCTTACAGAAGAAAGATGGGGGCGAATTGTAAGTTAGATGACCCTATCAATATAAAATCTTCTACTCAGCTTGCTATACTACTTTATGATATTATGGGCTGTGAAGTTCCGGTAGATAAGAAAACAAAGAAAGAAACACGAACCACAAATGAAGCAACGTTAAGAAGTATGGATAATCCAGTCGCAAAAGCAGTATTAGATTATAGAGAGTTTTCTACTATTGTAGATACTTTTATAGATAAACTGCCTAATTGCGTAAATCCTAAAGACGGTCGTATTCATTGTAGCTTTAATCAGTATGGGGCGAGAACAGGGAGAATGTCAAGTGAGAATCCAAATCTCCAGAACATTCCCAGCCATAACAAAGAGATTAGGAAGATGTTCGTAGCATCTGACGGTTATGTACTTATGTCCTCGGATTACTCGCAACAGGAGCCGAAAGTAATGACGCAGATGTGCGGTGACCCGAAGATGATTAAAGCATATCAAGAAGGGAAAGATTTGTATGCAGAAATCGCCGCTTTGTCCTTTAACACGACTTATGAAAATTGCTTGGAGTTTCGTCCAGACGGTACAACTAATACCGAAGGAAAAAATAGACGCTCACAGGCAAAGTCAATATTGCTCGGAGTGTTGTATGGCAGAGGTGTGCCCTCTATTGCTGAACAGCTTGGAACAAGTACAAAAAAAGCACAAGCAATAAAAGATTCTGTATTCAAAGGATTTCCAGCTATTCCTCAATTTGAAGAAGATAGTTTGGATATGGCTTATGAAAAAGGATACGTTACTACATTGTGGGGCAGAAAAAGAAGATTGCCCGATTTACAGTTACCCGAATACGAGTTCAAATGGAAAGACGGAGTGCGACCAGATGATGATTTACTTGACTTTGATTTATCAGATGATATGTCTGAACCAGAAGTTCCAGAAGAGATTCAGAAGAAGTATCTCAGGAAACTTAAACAAGCACCATTCTTTAAAAAGCGAGCTATATTCGAAGAATCAAATAAGGGAGGCGTATGGATTATCGACAATGGAGCAAAAATAGCAGATGCACAAAGACAAGTAGTTAATTCAAGAATCCAAGGCTCTGCGGCAGATATGTCGAAGTTAGCTATGATTTTAGTAGGCAATGATGAAAGACTAAAAGAATTAGGATTCAGACTTCTTATACCAGTACATGATGAATTGATAGCAGAGTGTCCAGAAGAAAATGTAAAAGAGTGTTCTGAAAGATTTGCACAGCTTATGTCAGATGCCGCTAAGAGTGCTTTAAGTATTCCAATCAAATGTGATGTTGAGTTGACGAGAGCGTGGTATGGTGATAGATATGAAGGATGATTTTTATTATGAGCCGAATGTAAAAAAGCGAGTATATCCTCAGGATTGTTTAGATTTAGATGAGTATTCTGCACTTATAAAACAAATTTCTGTTGATGATAGGCTCACATCAGTTCAAAAAGTATTTCTTAAACACCTTGCGTCAAGATTTATAGTAGCCAAATATGAAAAGTTGGCAGATTTGTATTCGCAATCTGATAAAGTTATGCAGGAGTGGCTCGAAAAACTTCATTGTGTTATTGTAGACACAGATAGTGCAATAAAAAATGGATACTTTAAATATATGAAAGACTACTCAAAGCTATTAGAGGATGTAGTGAATGAATAATTTTGCATATTTTATAGCAAGTTATGGAAAACCGTATAATATGCCGACATTAGAGTTTTTACGAAAACTCGATGCAAAATATCCTGTGTATATGGTTGTTGGTACAGATGACCCTAAATTAGATGACTATAAAAAAGTATTTCCTAATAATTTACTTATCTTTGATAAGCGTGCCTACATTGATAGAGTAGATGATTTAGGAATATATGCAAAAACACATAAAGTTTGTACGTATTCCAGACTTGCAGTGTTCGATTTTGCAAATCAATTAGGTATAAAGTATGTAGGCTATCTATTTGATGATATAGAATCAATACAGTTGCGCTATCAATTAGAAAATGGTAAAATAGCATCAACAAAGAAGTTTCAAATAGATAGGATGATTGATTTATATATAGACTTGTTAAATTCAAGTGACAGTTTGTATATTGTTGGTCCTCCAAACTCTTCGTTTTATATTGGCGTTAACTATAAAATGACGAACAAATACTCTACAAGATATGGCAATATGTTTATATATGACGTAGATAAAATGTTACAGCCATATAAATCGAGCATATTAGAGGATATGTCAATCATTTTGTACAACAATCTTGTCGGTAAAATGTCAATATGTCCATTTGGTATGCAAGTGAATTGTCGTGCACCGAAAGTATCTTCTGATTGTTATAAGGGCATGAATGTGTCTGAGTATTATCAGCATTTAGTGATTATAGGTCAGCAACAAGTTAATTTAGATAGACCAGAAATACGATATAAAAACTTTACGCCTAAGATAATTAGTGAAAAATATAGGAGATTATATGGGACAACTATTTGCTACGCAGAAGAAACGAGCCGCGCCTATTGATAAAAAGTACACTGGTAAAATAAAAATTCCTCAGTATGAGCCAAGAGCAATAGCGCCTCCAATTTATGAGCTGTCTAATAAGCAAAAATATGTGGAACTTATTAGAGCAATAAATATGTCGAAAGTGTCAGAGCAAGAAAAAGAATTTTTACGATATGCCGCAGCCAGACATATTGTGTTTAATTATTCAAAGATAGCAGATTATTACGCACATGCAACTCCAGAAATGCAAAAGTTAATGGAAGACTCTGCTCTCGTTATTATTGACTTTGATGATGCTATTGCGAATGGTTATGTCAGATTAAGTGAGAACATTAAGCGAATTATGGATGCAAGTGGAGAAAAAACAAAATGAGGAATGATTTTGCTATATTCATACTAACACATGGTCGGGCATTTTCTGAGCTTACTACAGACACATTAAAACGATGCGGAAACACAAATAAAATCTATTACATAATAGACAATGAAGATAAAACAGCAGATAGTTATTACTGGAAGTTCGGTAAAGAAAATGTTATTATGTTTGATAAGCCAGAAAAAGCAAAAACTTGTGACACTATGGACAATCTGCAAAATCGTAATATTGTGCTATTTGCCAGAAATAGTTGTTTTGAGATAGCAAAAAGTTTAGGTCTTACTTACTTTTTAGAGTTGGACGATGATTATACAACTTTTAGAAGTCGAACATTTGTTGACGGACATTTGAATACTGTGTATGTCAGAGATTTCGATTCCATAGTTGATTGTGTTCTCGATTTTTTAGATGTTAGTGGTGCAACTACAGTAGCATTTGGTCAAACTGGAGATTATATAGGTGGTAAAGATTCTAAACTATACAAAAACAAAGTGTTGCGGAAAGCAATGAATAGTTTTTTCTGTAGAGTAGACAGACCGTTTGACTTTTATGGCAGAATAAATGAAGATGTTAACGCTTACGTAACATTAGGTAGTAGGGGAAAGTTATTTTTTACAATACATGATATAGCATTAAATCAGCAAGATACTCAGCAAAGAAGTGGTGGTCTAACTGATGCATATTTAGAGTTGGGTACATATGTTAAGTCGTTTTATACAGTTATGGCTAATCCGTCTTGTGTGAAGATTTCAGAAATGGGAGATAATCATAAACGTATTCACCATCGTATAGATTGGGATAGTGCTGTACCTAAAATTATTAGCGGTAGATATAAGAAAGGAGAAAATGCATGAAAACAATGACATTGCGAGTACCAACAAGAGTACACACCAGAAAACTTGACAGAAATGTAGCAAGAGAGAGGATGAAGAAAGCTGGCATTAGACACATGAACAAGACTTATCCTCAATCTTATACAGATGCTTTCGGCTGTCAGTATATTGTTCGGAATGATAGCTATTTTGCTGAGAACTGGAGAACTACTACTGCAAATAGAGCATTGGAGAAATAATTGAAAGGAGAAAACTATGAAACTTACTATTGGCACAGAACTTATGAAAGATGTGGTAGCAAGAGCAATTAAGGGAGCTGGTAATAATAAGCTCATTCCCATCACCGGTATGATGTGTATTAGACTGCAAAACGGTGACCTTACTGTTATTACTACTGATGCTACCAATTATCTGTATATTAAAGAACAGCATGTAGCAGGTGATGATTTCTATGTAGTAGTAGATGCTAATCAGTTTGCAAAACTTGTCGGTAAAATGACAAGTGATAATATCACCATGACTGTAGATAGTAACTTTACACTTACAGTTAAAGGTAATGGTACATATAAGATTGAGCTTCCTATTGACGAAGACGGTAATCTTGTGAAATTTCCTGATGCTGTAGTTACGGCAAATACCAATAAAGAGCTTACTCTGAATCGTTCTACTATTCAGGTGATTCTTGAGACAATTAAGCCTGCACTTGCAGTGACTATGGAGAATCCTCAGTATACAGCATACTATATGGCTGACAAAGTAGTTGCTACAGATTCTTATAAGATTGCAAGTCTTAATATTCCCATTTTTGATGAGCCCAGACTTGTGAGCAGTGAGCTTATCGACCTTGTGTCTGTGATGCGTGCAGAGAAGATTGCAACAAGTATCGGTGATACAGATATTGTTCTTGAGACACCTGATTGTACGATTGTCGGTAAGTTTGCTGATGGTCTTGATGATTTTGCTATTGAGCCTATTTCTAATCTTGTGAATCAGGAATTTGATAGCTTTTGCGCTGTTCCGAAGAATGAACTTCTCCAGACACTTGACAGACTGTCCCTGTTTGTCGGCACATATGATAAGAACGCAGTAGACCTGACATTTACAAAAGAAGGCTTACAGATTTCTTCTAAGGCATCGAGTGGTGTTGAGATTATCAATTATATTTCCAGTAATAATCATACAGATTATACTTGTGCTGTGGATATTCTGATGCTTATTCAGGAAGTAAAGGCTATTCAGAATGATAAGATTGAAATGTACTATGGGGACGATTCTTCTATTAAGCTCGTAGATGGTAACATTACAATCGTTATTGCTCTTATGGATGATGAGTCTGATTACGAAGAAGAGTAAAATTTACTGTTGACAGAGTATCGAACATGTGATACAATGTTAGAGTAAAGAAAAACAGAGTGCTATAGAAGTAGCAGAAAGGAGCTTATAATGAAGCTGATTAGTAAAATCGTAGCGGTGAGTTCGTTTATGACTGGAAGTGCGTTGCTTACATTTTCTGTAAGTAATTTAGAGTTTCAGGAGTATGCAAGCTCACCGCTTATTGATTGGAAAATTTTAGCTGTAGCAGGAATCATTGCATTGATTCCATTTGGTGTGATTATGATTAGAAGGGAGTTAAATTGGCGAGACAATCTTTAAAGAATGTAATACGACTGATTGATGCCGCTAAAGAACAAGTGCCAGTAGAGCAAGAGTTCTTAGCTGATTTGAAGCGGTCCATCGAATTGAACGATGAGAAAGGTAGAAGATTACCGAGTAAGACATATAAACCATCTGGTATGAATTGTATGCGTGCAAGTTATTATCAGATAATGGGTGTAGAACCTGATGAATCAAGTTCAAGCTATACAATGGTGGGAATATGCAATTCTGGTACAGATATTCACGTTAGAGTACAAACAGCTGTGGCTGAAATGAAAGAAAATGGTATTGACTGCGAATATCTTGATGTGGCAGATTTTGTAAAAAGTAGACGCCTTGATAATCTTGAAATAAAATCAAAGAGCGGTATGGAAACAAAGCTCTATCACAAACGACTCAATATGTCTTTCATGTGTGACGGTATTATAAGATATAAGGATAAATATTATATCTTAGAGATTAAAACCGAAAGTAGTTATAAGTTTATGAATCGTCATGATGTAGACCCAAGCCATTATAATCAGGGTACAGCATATTCTCTTGCGTTTGGTCTTGATAATGTTTTGTTCGTTTATATTAGTCGGGACATTCTTTACATGAAAGCATTTATGTTCAATGTAACAGGTGTAATGCGGTCACATTTGGTAGATTATATTGATGAGTGTGATAGTTATGTAAGGAGAAAGATAGCACCACCCAAGCCAGAAAATGTAGCTCGTAAAACATGTAGTTACTGCGGATACAAGACTCAATGTAAAAAGGATGGATAATATATGGAATTAAAGAATTGCCCGTTTTGTGGTGGCAAAGCATATTTAGAGAGGTCACATAGAGCATTTATCAATGCACAGCCGACTAAAGTGTGTTTTGTTAGATGTACAGAATGTAATGCACGTTCTGGCAGAGTTGATATTTTAAATTATGGGCACAGTTCACATAGTAAAGAAGCGGAAGAAAAAGCAGTTGAAATGTGGAATAGGAGGGTATGATGGAATATTTAGTAACTGTCACTCAGTATCACGAATATTGGGTTGATGCAGAAAGTAGGGAAGAAGCCAGAGAGCTTGGTCTTAAAGATTTTTATGCTGATATGCGGCATTCTGTAGCTCATACGTATTATGATGCGGTTGATGTAGATGAGGTAGAAGATTATGAGTGATAAGCCTACAAAAGAACA